GTCGCCCTTCTTCTTGTCGTAGGTCGCCTCGGTGAAGGCGGTGTCGAGGGACAGGATGATGTAGTCCAGAGCGGGCAGAGGCTTCTTCGCGGGCCAGAGGCGGAACCAGCTACGCTTGATGATCGCGCTTTCCTCTGGTGAGATCAGCTCGCCATACAGCTCCTGACGTCCGAGCGTCGTGCCGTCATACTGCTCAAGCTGTTTGAAGAAATTGTCGGGCAGGTTCGCCTTGTTGTCGAACGTCGAGCCACGCACGATGATGCGCCTGTCCTGCGGCGCGCTCAACTTGCGGATGATCTCCTTCGGCTTGGGCGTCGTCGTCCACACGACCTGCGGGTTGCTGCCGAGGCGCATCCCGAACATCGCCATGTCCCACGTCTCTTGGTCATACTGCCACGCGGCCAGCTCATCGAACCAGCCACGGCAGTGCTGCGGGCCGCGCAGTCGCTCAGGCTTCTCAGCCGTGAAGCCGCGTATCGTGCTCACGCCGCCAGCGACGTTGCGCATCTTGATGAACATGTCGGACTTGTTGTGCTCGATCAGCAACTCAGGCGGCAGGACGGACAAGATCCCGCTCTCTCCCTCAAAGGCCGTGATTTTGACGTCTTGATACGTAGGACAGATGACGCAGCTATCGAAGCCCGACGGATCTTCGAACACTGCGCGCGTCAGCCACTCGGCACCGACGCGTGTCTTGCCGAAGCCGCGCCCTGCGAGGAAGCCCATCTCGCTCCAGCCGTCGCGCGGCACGATCTGGTTGTCGCGTGCGGTCGCCATCCACCTGCGCTGCCAGTCGAGGTGCAGGCGCTGCGCCGGGTCCAACTGGGCGAGGATCGTTGAGACGTCCGTCATGCGTTCCGGTAGAGGGTCAGCGTCTCACGCAGTTGTGCGTTGGCCTCGCGTATCTTGTCGTAACGCTCATTGGCCAGATGCAGCGCGTAGTTGAGGGCGCGCTGTTCGAGTTCGTGCCTCGACGCGGCGGCCTCAAGGTCGGCGATGCGACGCCAAGGGCCGAGCGGCGCGCGCCAGTCGAAGCCGAACGGCATGGCGAAGCGGAGGCGGCGCGCGTGCCGGTCCCAGTCGACATACAGGCTGGTCCAAGGCGTGCACAGGATGAGGCCCTTGGCCTTCGGCTCCCACAGGACGTTGAGACCGGGGCGCACCATCTCGCCTTCGCGGCGGCGGTAGATCACTTGCCCACCTTCTGGTTGCGTAGGGCCTCGGCCAGAGCCTGCGTCAAGGCCACGCTGTCCACGCTGTCGGCCTTGAAGGTCTCGCCCTCCTTGTTCCCGACATCGACCGTCTGCTTGTCGCCGTACTTCTTCGGGTTCCACTTCGCCAGCAGCTTGAGGCGCGTGTCAACTTGCGCCCGCTTCCACTGCACGAAGCCGGGGTCGATCTTGCCGTCAACGCGCTCCGGCGTGGTGTCGATCAGAGCCAGCGCCTCTTCGGCCAGTGCGTCTGCTCCGACGTCGCGCGCGTGCTGGTACGCGATAGCCAAGCCTTCGTCTGCGCGCATCCAATCAGCCCAACTCTGCGGATGGAAATCCAACTCACGCCCGAGCGACGCCAGCGTCTCGCCGAGGGCGATGCGCGACAGCACCTCCTCAGTCAGCTTCGATGTCTTCTTGGCCGGATACGGCATCGGTCCTGCGTGCTCCGCTCGATGTGTGTCTCTGAGCGACAGATAGCACCGAGCGCAAGTCAAAGCAAGTCGGAGCCATCCTCAAGGCCCTTCAGCATGGCCTCCACACCCCTAGCCAACTCGCTGCGGTTGAGCAGCAGGGGTAGATCCGTATGGCGGCTGAACCGCTGGCCGTTCCAGCCCAGCCAGTAGTTCGCCTTACCAAGCGCCCTGCCATCCGCCACGACTTTAACCGACGACCACTCGTTCGACGGATCAGGCCTGATGTAGACGAGCCAGTCGCCGTCAGCCTCTACCGATCCGAGCAGAGACCAGCCCTCCTTTGGTTTGTGTCCTAGGTATCGCTTCATTTCCTAAACCCCTAGTGATTAGCATCTGGTTGGCTATCACAGCGCAGCACGCAGCGCAACGCATCATGCAGCACGAAAGTTTTCCGGGGGTGGTCAGCGCAGCACAGCATCTGCTCGGTGCAGCATTTGCAGCAGGTGGGGGCCTTCTTTTAGAAGGCTCCCCCTAATGCTGCATAAATGCTGCATTTCTCCGAGCTGCACCATTTGCAGCATGAGCCTTAATGCTGCAAATGCTGCATGGTGCAGGGGCATGAAAAAAAATGCAAATAGGGTATTGCAACCTCACGTTGCATATGCCAAAAGACATCATCAACAACGAAGGGACTAACGAAATGACCATCAACCTGACCATGCCGACCGACAACTTCGACCGCGCCGCTGGCTTCGCCTTCGAGTACCTCGACTATAAGAAGCAGCCGCAGCGCGCAGAGGGCTACCTGTTCTACGACGAAGAGGGTGACACGATGTACCTGATGAAGCGTTCGGTCAGCCTCCAGTCGTCCTACACCGACGCAGAGCGCGCCCAGATCGACCGCATCTATCGCGGCGCGGAAGTCGTCCGCAACGGCGACAGCGTCACGGTCGATGGCAAGCCCTACACCGTCAAGGTGCTCGGCAACTACAGCGACGCCGGTCGCCTCATCCCAGCCTAACCAACAGGGGGAGCTTCGGCTCCCCCAAACTTTTTTTTCATCAGGGGGTTGCAATACCTGATTGCATCTGCCAAATGACGTTCATCAGCAACACAGGAGACACCGACATGACCTACCAGATCACCACCGCCCCCAGCTACCAGTGCGACGGAAAGCGCGTCCCCACCATCCAAGTCTTCGACGCATCGGGCGCGACCATCGGCTTCTGCCGCCGCCGTCACTTTGAAGCCAAGGCAGCGTGGATCGCCCGCGCACTCAGCACCGCAGCATAAGGAGACCCCTGACATGACCTACCTCGTCCGCACATACCGCATCGACAACGGCGCACACGTCGCCCACCTCGACCGCACGTTCAACACCGCAGCAGAGGCGCGCGACCATGCACTGGCCGCAAACTGCAAGGCCTACACGCCCTTCATCAGCACCGTCAGGGAGATCGCAGCGTGATCACGACCACCGTAAACGTCCAGTGGGAAGATCCCAAGGGCATCGAGCGCGACTGCGACGTCATCGTTGAGTTCCTGTACGACGGCGACGTTGACATCTTCTCAGCCGACATCGTCAACGCCGAGGGCGGCGAGCCTTACGGCATCAGCGAGAGCGACTTCGACGCTCTGGTCGACGCAGCCGTCGCAGAGCAAGCACCCGAAGCCTACGCCGACTGGCTGTCCGGCCAAGACGACAGCAAGGAGTACTGATGAACATCGAAGCACTCACCTCCGCCCCAGAGGACGCGGATCTCATCGCCTACGCGGCGGGGGACGATACCTTCGCCATTATCCTGCGTCGCCCAGACGGCATGTGCAACGTCATTGCACGCTGCGACCCATCGGGCTTCAACCTAATGTGCCTCGGCGCGTCAGAGGCGCGTAAGGCCCTCTGGTCGCACGACTTGGGGCAATTCATTACCGGCACAATCGAGCAGATGGTGAGGGAGGCATGAAACTCACCGATATGCACAACAGCGCCATTGGCCGCATGTACCGCGCCAACAAGATCTACGATCAGGCCCTCGGCAACAAAGGCACCGGCACGATCATCTCCGCGCCTCACAACGGCAAGAACGTGCGCATACAGGCCAAGCCCATCGCCCCAGTGGCCGAGTACGACGCATGGCTGCGGCGCAGCAACCGCCACAGGAACAGCAACAACAAGCGCACCGGGGCCAAGCTGCGGCGCATCGTCATCATGCGCAGGCAAGGTGCGACGTGGGCCGAGTGCGGCGCTGCCGTTGGCGTTGTCGGCTCCTGCGCCAAGGACTGGGTAGACTTCCTGCCATTCGATCTGGCCGTGTAAAATAGTTGTTGCAATGCCTGATTGTATCTGGCAGAGACTGTTCATCAGCAACACGGAGTTACCGAAATGAACATCGAAGCACAGATCACCGGCAACCAGAACCGCCGCTTGGCTACCGAAGCCCGCTACCT